ATTTACCGTTCTTCTTTAAACCAATACAGGATGGAATGGATAGGCCGAAATCAGAACTCGCGTACAGGGTACCCGCGTCAAAGCTTACCAAAAAATCCATTACCTCGACCAATGAAGAAAAAATTCTTGAAGGGCTCGATACAACAATAGACTGGAAAAATACTGGAGATAACAGTTATGATGGTGAGAAGCTTAGGCTGTTAGTACATGATGAATCTGGCAAATGGGAAAAACCAGATAATATATTAAATAACTGGAGGGTAACAAAAACAACATTAAGATTAGGTAGTAGAATTATAGGTAAATGTATGATGGGTTCTACCTCAAACTCTTTAGATAAAGGTGGGGAAAACTTTAAAAAATTATACAAAGCATCAGATGTTACAAAACGAAATCGCAATGGACAGACTAGCTCGGGATTATATAGTTTGTTCATACCTATGGAATGGAACTACGAAGGATACATTGATTCTTATGGACACCCTGTATTTGATACACCAGAAAAACCCGTTATTGGAAACGATCAAGAGCCCATTGATATTGGAGTAATTGAGTTTTGGGAAAACGAAGCAGATGGTTTAAGAGATGACAAAAGCGGTTTAAATGAATTTTATAGACAATTCCCTAGAACGGAGGAACATGCTTTTAGAGATGAAAGCAAAAATAGTATATTTAATTTAGTTAAAATATACGAACAGATAGATTATAATGAAGGGGTTGTTTCATCAGGTGCTGTTGTAAAAGGAAATTTTCAATGGGAAAATGGAATTAAAGATACGAAAGTAATATTTTACCCGAATAAAGACGGAAGGTTTAATATTGCTTGGGTTCCAGGTTTAAATCTACAAAATCGTGTAATAATAAAGAATGGAGCCAAATACCCTGGTAATGAGCATGTAGGTGCTTTTGGGTGTGATTCTTATGATATATCGGGAACAACTGACGGAAAAGGATCAAAAGGTGCATTGCACGGGCTTACTAAATTTAGTATGGAAGATGCACCGCCTAACACGTTTTTTTTAGAATATATTGCTAGGCCACAAACTGCTGAAATATTTTTTGAAGATGTATTAATGTCATTAGTATTTTACGGCATGCCTATATTGGCTGAGAACAATAAACCGAGATTATTGTATTACTTAAAGCGAAGAGGTTATAGAGGATATTCAATGAATAGACCCGATAAGCTTTTGAATAAGCTTTCTGTTACTGAAAAAGAAATAGGTGGAATGCCTAACTCTTCTGAAGATATAAAACAAGTGCATGCAGCAGCAATAGAAACGTATATTGAAAAATATGTTGGAATGCAACAAGATGGCGGTAGTGGCAATATATATTTTAATACTACTTTAAACGACTGGTCAAAATTTAATATAAATAATAGAACAAAGTTTGATGCATCTATTAGTTCTGGTTTAGCTATTATAGCTTGTAACAAACATTCATACCAACCTAAAGTTACTACAAGTAAAAAGGTATTAGACTTTGGTTTTAAAAAATATAACAATCAAGGAGATACTTCAAAAATAATAAAATAAATGGTACAAACGCAAACAAAAGGTATATTTCCGAGCCAAGCGGTTTCAGATGCTGAAAAATCCAGTAATGAATATGGGCTAGAAATTTCTAGAGCAATTGAATCTGAATGGTTTAAAAGAGATTCCGGCACATCCCGTTATTTTGCTAATAGAGATAATTTCCATAGATTAAGATTGTACGCTAGAGGTGAACAGTCTATTCAAAAATATAAAGATGAATTATCTATTAATGGTGATTTATCTTATTTGAATTTAGATTGGAAGCCTGTACCAATTATTCCAAAGTTTGTAGATATAGTTGTAAATGGTATGTCTGAAAGAAGTTATGACATTAAAGCATATTCACAAGACCCAGCATCTATTAAAAAACGTAGTGATTATATAGAATCAATGCTACGTGATATGCAAACGAAAGAAATATCTGATCAAATACAACAGGAGCTAGGTATTGATGTTTATGAGAATGACAAGGAAAAGCTTCCTGAAACAGAAGAAGAACTTGAGCTGCACATGCAATTAGATTATAAACAATCTATTGAAATAGCAGAAGAAGAAGCTGTAAATAATGTGTTTGACTATAACAAATACGATTTAATAAGAAGAAGATTAAACTACGATGCTACCGTTATTGGTATGTCTTGTAGTAAAAATAGCTTTAACACTGCTGAGGGAATAAGTATTCAATATGTAGATCCTGCTGATATTGTGTATTCATATACCGAATCACCATATTTTGATGATATTTATTACGTAGGCGAAGTGCGAAGAGTCTCACTAGTTGATCTTAAAAAACAATATCCTGAATTAACTACGGAAGATTTAGAAGAAATTGAAAACAAAGGTAGCAACGCAATGTTGTATAATAAGTCCTACTCAGCTTCAGACGCTTCAGATAATTCTTTTGTTTATGTATTGTACTTTGAATATAAAACATTTAAGAATCAAGTTTATAAAATAAAAGATACATCTACTGGTGCTAGCAAGGCTATTAAAAAAGATGATACTTTTAATCCACCTAAAGATCAAAGAGCAAGATTTGAAAAAGTTTCAAGATCTATAGAGGTTATATACGAAGGTGCTAAAATCATTGGTCATAATAAATTGCTTAAATGGCAGTTAGCTGAAAATATGACTAGACCTAAAGCTGATACAACTAAAACACAATTTAGTTATAACATTGTAGCTCCTAGAATGTATAAAGGGGCAATTGAATCTTTAGTAAGCAGAATGACAACATTTGCTGATATGATTCAAATCACTCATTTAAAGCTGCAACAGGTTTTATCAAGAATGGTACCGGATGGAGTATTTTTAGATGCAGATGGTATTGCTGAAATTGATTTAGGCAATGGAACAAATTATAATCCGCAGGAAGCATTAAACATGTACTTCCAAACAGGTTCCGTTATTGGTAGATCAATGACTCAAGATGGAGAGTTTAATCACGGTAGAGTACCTATACAGGAATTACAAACATCAGGAGCTAATGCTAAAATATCTAGTTTAATAAATTCTTATAACTATTATTTGCAGATGATTCGTGATGTAACGGGTCTAAACGAAGCAAGAGATGGTAGTACTCCAGATAAAAACGCTTTAGTAGGTTTACAAAAAATAGCAGCAGCAAATTCAAATACTGCTACTAGACATATACTGCAAGCTGGATTATATTTAACTTTAAAAACAGCAGAAGCAGTTTCTTTAAGAATATCCGATGTTCTTGAGTATTCTAATACTAGAAATAATTTTATACAAAGTATTGGTAAATATAATGTTGGTATACTAAAAGATCTGGAGGATCTGCATTTGCATGATTTTGGTATATTTTTAGACTTAGCGCCAGACGAAGAAGAAAAACAACTTTTAGAAAATAATATACAAATGGCTTTATCTAAAGATCAGATATTTTTAGAAGACGCTATTGATATTAGAAATATTAAAAACTTAAAGTTAGCAAACGAATTCTTAAAATTAAGAAGACGTAAGAAAGCTGCGGATGATAGACAACGCCAAGTAGAAAATATAAATCTACAATCAGAATCTAATGCAAAAGCAGCTCAAGCTGCAGCAGCGGCAGACGCACAAAAAGAACAAGTTATAACTCAAACAAAAGCTCAGTTAAAAACAACAGAGCATACTCTTGAAATGCAAAAAATGGAACAAGAAGTTGCTTTTAAGAAAGAGCTTATGACGTATGAGTTTGAGCTAAGTAAGCAGCTTAAAGAACTAGATTTACAAGTAATTAAAGATAAAGAAACATTCAAGGAAGACCGCAAGGATAAAAGAACAAAAATCCAAGCGTCTCAACAGTCAGAATTGATTGACCAAAGAAAAAATAATAAACCACCAAAAGATTTTGAATCTTCAGGATTTGATACTCTTGGGGGATTTGGCTTAGAGCAGTTTGAGCCTAGATAAAAAGCTGCTATTAATTTTATAATATTATATCATGTCAGAGCAAACAGCCAAAGTCGTACAAGACGAAGAATTGTCTAGTGCGCAAAAAGAAGAAAAAGTTTTAGAATCTTCTGGAGTTAATACTAAAGAAAGTGAAGAAACTTATAAAGTAGACCTAAGTAAACCTTCTAAAAAAGAAGATGATACTTATAAGGTAGATTTAAGAGAAAAACCTAAAACAGAAGAAGATGCCATTCAAGAACAAAGCACAGATGAAAGCGTGTTACGCAGCAGCGAGCAAAGCGAAGAAAGCGGGCAAGACACCCAAGTGGAAGTGCAAGGAGTGGAAGAAGAAAACAAAGAAGAAGCTGAGGTAGTATTAGAAAGAATAGAAGATACTGAAGATACTGAAGAGCCTGAGCAAAAATTAGCCGAGCCTGAAAAACAAGAGATTATTCAGGAAGCTAAAGAAAACAATATTGAACTACCAGAAAATATACAAAAGGTAGTTGAATTTATGCAGGAAACCGGTGGTAGTCTTGAAGATTACGTAAGGTTAAATGCTGATTATAGTAATGTTGATGATTCAGCTTTATTATACGAATACTACAAGCAAACTAAATCTCACTTAGATAAAAGTGAAATTGATTTTTTAATTGATGATTCATTTTCTTTTGATGAAGAAATTGATGAAGAAAGAGATATTAAAAGAAAAAAGTTAGCTTATAAAGAAGAAATTGCAAAAGCAAAAAACTTTTTAGAAGATTTAAAGGGTAAGTATTACGAAGAGGTCAAGTTGAGTTCTAAGTTAAATCCTGATCAGCAAAAAGCTATTGACTTTTTCAATCGATACAGTAAGGAGCAATCTGAAACTGAGGCTGTGCAACAAAAACAGCATGAGCATTTTAAAAATGTAACTAATAGTGTCTTTAACGAAGAATTCAAAGGTTTTGATTTTAAAGTAGGAGACTCAAAGTTTAGATACAAAGTAAATGATGTTCAAAAAGTAAAAGAAGTTCAAAGTGATTTAACTAATGTAGTAAGTAAGTTTTTAGATAATAATAACATGCTTTCTGACGCTAAAGGTTATCACAAGGCTTTATTTGCTGCACAGAATGCTGATGCTTTAGCAAACCATTTTTACCAACAAGGTAAAGCTGATGCAATAACACAACTACAATCAGAGTCTAAGAATATAAACATGGACCCTAGGAAAAGTGAAGTTATTGAAGCAGGTGGTATTAAAGTAAGAGCAATATCAGGAGAAGACAGTTCTAAGCTAAAAATTAAACTTAGAAAATAAACTTTAAAAACAAATAATTACAATGGCAATTATTACTCCAACTGGAGGCGCAAACCTAAATGCGGTACCTGCACCTTCAAAACAAACATTATCTTCAAACTACCTTTCTTTTACAGGTGGTGCGAACGATTGGTCTCAGCAATATCTACCCGAATTGTATGAAGCAGAAGTAGAGCGATATGGTGATCGTTCAGTTTCTTCTTTCTTACGTATGGTAGGTGCTGAAATGCCAATGACTTCTGATCAGGTCGTATGGTCTGAGCAAGGAAGACTACATTTATCTTATACTGGTACTCTTACAGCTGCTTCAGGTGCTATCGCAGTAACTGGACATGCAGTACGTGTAGGCCAAACAATTGTTGTTTCTGACGGAACTACTACTGTAAAAGCTTATGTGTCTGCAGTTGCAGCTAACGAGATTACAGCTAAAAGATATGACAAAGAGTTATTTAGTACTGATTCAGATTTTTCAGACGGAAGTGTAACACTTTTCGTTTATGGATCTGAGTTTTCTAAAGGAACTGCTGGAATGAATGAAGCTGTTACTCCTGAATTCCAATCTTTTACAAACCAACCAATTATCTTTAAAGATAAATATGAAGTATCAGGATCTGATGCATCTCAAATTGGATGGGTTGAAATTACTGGAGAAGCAGGACAGTCTGGTTACCTATGGTATCTAAAAGCTGAAGGAGATACACGTACTCGTTTTGAGGACTACCTAGAAATGGGAGTTGTTGAAGGTGAGAACGCTATCGCTGGATCTGGAGCTGCACTATCAGGTGTTAAAGGTACTGAAGGTTTGTTTGCTGCTATCGAAGACAGAGGTCATGTGACTGCTGGAGTTGATGGTAACGACGCAACTGAAGACTTAGCTGATTTTGATGAAATCTTAAAGAAACTTGACAAGCAAGGTGCTATTGAAGAAAA